ATATTATAATTTACCATATTCACCTAACCATACTATAGAACATAAAGTAAAATAGCATGGCTGCGGTCGGAGCTGTGAAGCATCAAAATATACTGGTGTAAATTGGTATATAAAATCTACTTCCCCGCCACCTTATGCACCATCGTCTGATAATACCAGATCTTATTCCTAGCTCCGAAATCCTCATCCGCAAAATAAAACTGGTAGGCCACTTTTAGAATCTGTTCATCGTTCAGCACCTTACAGGTGTCGGAATAAAAACTGTTGAAAGCTACAAATTTGTCCCATTTCGTCGTTCCGCTCGGAAACGCCATCCCCTTTGTCAACTCTTCCACCTGATCGCAAGTCCAATACGCTCCTTTGCGAATCTTTCCCTCTTTGCCTGTGTATTCAATTCGCTCGACATCGTACAAAGCAAACTCTTCATTATAGTGCCCGCCCGATATGAGGCCGTAAATCTGTCGCATCAGGCTCCAGTATTCTTTCGGATTCGCCTCCTTCATCGGTTTGATGTAGTCGGATACAAGCCGAGTAGATTCCCACATGACGGCCTCCCCCTTGCCTTTTCCGTACCTTGCTAATAGTTCGTATAGTTCCATACTCTAACAATTTTTACAATTACTTCTGAACCTTGGAATGGGCCTGTAAGCACCCATTCCCACCGTAACCCCGCTTGGGGTTTCCTCTTTTTTCGGGATTTCAGCCTTTGACTTCACTCCTGTTGTTCGTTTATTTTCTCCCATACCCAATCGTATAATTTCTGCAACGCGATTAAAACAAATCCTGCCCAAAACGACAGATAAGCCATCCCGATAGCAAGCGCGATGGCGGTGACAAATTTGCAACCGTTGAGCAAAAGGGCTGCAAGCACGATCCAAAATGTTGTACATTTAGGGCATTTGGCCACTTCAATCGACAATTTGGACAGTTTTTCGATAAGCCCCAAATGATGCCCGACTACCGCGAACACTGCCGCCATCAACGCTATCCACACCATAACTATGCTACCGTTATCGTAATCGGGGTTTCACTCAAGAAATTTCGTCCGCAAGTCTGGCAACCTACGGAAGCCATAGCATTGACGCTCGCACCCTGTGTCAGCGAAACGACCGGAGCCGTACCTGTCTTTGAGATCGGTACAGTAAAGTCCTGTGACAAAGGTTGCTGCTTGGAACAGTCACAACCTCCGTGACATTTGACATAAGATATTACCCCCTCGACATGGATAGTAGCTACATACTGCGTCGCAGCTACCTGAGCCACCGACTTGACGCTGAAACGGGGATTAAACACAGGCGTGTTCTCCACACAAGTAGGGTAACACAGTCGTTGGGCTACTTGCACCTGCACAAAATAAGGCGAAGCTACCGAACCCAATGCGAGAACCGGAGTGATCACCGCCGGTTGGATTTTGTTACAATTACAATTGTTTGACATAATGATAAAGATTTGTTTTGGTCCCTACTAATCGTTAATTGTTTCCGCGCCGGAACCAGTTGGCTCGAATATTCCCGTGTTGCAGGCTGGCGAGATGAGTTCCGCACTTGCCTCTTGCCTGATGGAGAGGTCATCTACTTTCTTGACCAAAGTCAACAGGATCTCCTGATTGGCCATCGCCATCTGGACCGCGCAAAAACTTCGGTTTTCCGTGTTGCAAGTCGAACAATCCCTGTCGCATTTTTCCTTTGCCATAATCGTTATTTTATTAAAAAGTTATCAATCTGTAATTTGATAAAAGCATTGCTCTCTAATTTCTTCAGGGCCGTTGTCACTTTTGCGCCAGTGACGGCTATATGCTTTTCCCTGTACCTGTTCACGAAGTCAAACAAGGCGGATTGTGCCTCTTTCGCTTCATGTTCATTGTCGGCATATATTGGTATTGTTATGTTGTAAACATTCATATCTTCTATTGCATGTTAGGTGGGGTTAATGGAGGTAAATCCGTTGCGGCTTGTGCTGTTTGGGAAGCGCTGGCAAGATCTGCCACTTGTAGGGGAGAACCGTTTCGGATCGCCTGTATGTAATTGTAAGCCTGTACAAAGTCACCTTGGTTTTCCTTGACAAATCCCAAAAAGCTACCGGCCGTATCTTTTATCTGCTGCATGAGCGTAGGAGTAGGCGGCGTGACATCCGGGATGTTCAGGTCCCCGGCCAGGAATTTGTAAAGCCTGTCCGCTTCATCCACATTCCCACGCGCTATAGCGATACACTGCATTTTCAAATCAAATTTGCTTGTCGGTACGATGCTTGCCATTGCTTTGTAGTCAATTTTATGTTTACGCTTGAATATCATACAGGAGTGTGAGATTAAAGCGTGTGCCATACCGGCACACGCCTGATGGACTTAATCACCGCAAGTATTGCAACGGCAAGGCATTGCGGGTTGGTAGAGGGCAACAGGCTGCGGACAAACCTGGCCGCTTCTTCCATTGCCATTGACAAGAGCGTTCAAGGCCAGTGCTTCCGCTGTCGCGGCCGCATTCGCTCCAGCTCCTGAGAACGCTCCCGCACCGGTACGAACGTCGGTGTACTGAGTGATGGACGGAGCATGATAGTTTTGCCAGTTCTCGCGGCTCTGACGTTCTACCAGATAAGTCTGGGCGAGGATGTCGATAGCCTTTGCATTGCCGGAGGCTGCGTTCTCGGCAGCGCGGGCGCGTGCCTTTGAAGCCTGGTTCAATCCAAAGCCAATAGCGATAACGCCAAATAAAGCCGCTCCCCCCAAACCAGCCGCAAGTCCTATTCCTGTTGCGGCCATACCGTCGCGACGATGATAACCGTAGCCACATCCTTCATATCCACCCATTCTTCCGTACTTTGCTTCCGAAAACAGAGCTAAATCGCCTGATGTAAGATAATTACCTTCCATGATTCTATTTTTTACATTACGGTCAATATCAACCGCATCGCAAATGTCGCAAAACAGTAATTGTATTGAATGGTAGAATGTTGTAGGCTTGTTGTAAAGTTGTTGTTAAACTGTCTGATTTTTTTACTTGTTCCCTTATCTTTTCTGTATTAGCCTCCTATAAAAACTATGCAATGTTTCTTCATAACAAATATGTTATCTTAATTTACAAACTCCTTAATGGCATACCAAGCGACTCACGTATATTCCTAACTATAACCTTTAGCAAATAATTTCTGCGTATTCTGTCAGGGTAGATATTTTTCAACTTGTTGATCGATTGCTGCGTAAATCCGGTAAATGACGATATTTGAGATTCACTGAATTTATATTCAGATAGTATAACAACCATGATACCGCGTGAATCAACAATATCACTTCGTTTACACTTTGACAGTATCAGGTCTTCTGATACTTCTGTCTCTAAAGAGACAATTCTTAATATTTTGGCAAAGATTTCAGATTTACACATAATGTTTGAATTTTAGTTATATCTTTGCCTTCGCTACATAAAACTTATCGCACATAATGCAACAAAAGCATAGACATTCATGTTGAAGATATTAAGTCCCCAACGTGCGAGTGTCTATGCTTGTGTATCAGTTTTATGTAGCAGTTAAACGTGATACGTTGGGGGCTTTTATTTTACTTCCCAGCCCCATAGGAAGAGACTATGAACAAAAGTCTACTTACCAAATTCTATAATATAGGCCAACTCCTATATACGGAGAAAAGCCATTCTTGCCTATTCCATATCCACCTATTACCCCTAATCCCCAGCGACGATCTTTTTGGTGTACAACCTCTCGTTTATGGTAGATTATCATCGAATCGAGATTGGGTCTATAACCGCTAACTACCGCCCTATACAAATCTGTCTCATAAACCTTTCTCTGGATTGGTAACGGGATATAAATCGTGTCAAGTTCCTTTACCGTGTCACCCTTCTGATAAACGAAAATCGGGTAAGGTAGCTCGATTTCCTCTACATCAAGAATGTAAGAAGGTTCGGGAACAGGTTTGTTGATCGTGTCTGTTTCCTTGACTACCTCTATTTGCTTTTCTACCGAATACCTTCCGGCAAAAAAACAAGCAAAGCAAAGAAATAAAACAGATATGGCATACCAGGCTTTCATTTCTTGATGATGATCTTTTTTCTTTGTTCTCCTTCTAGCTTTAGCGAAACATGAAGGAAGTTATTTTTACGGTATAGGATGGCCTGATCGAACGGCAAACCGGAATCTTCCAATACTTCCAATAAATCACCGGCCTTTCCTTCAATACTCAAATCGGCTGCTTCCCCTTTTTGATGTTGAGATGTAGGGACACCCCCCACTGCCGCATTCAACTCTGGGCATCTGTAGCCTGAATTAATGGAGATAGGCTTGCCGATAGCATCCCGTAATGGTTGTAGCAATTTTGCACACAGATTGGTGATAGCCAGTTTCTCACGCGATCCCGGATCATTCTTTATTCCTTTTGCAATAGCAGTATCGCTATGCATAAATTCTTCCAATGTAAAATTCTCTGTTATATTCATTTCCTATCCTCCTTTTTCTTTACTGATTTCATATATTCTTCAAGATAATTTACTTTACTTAGAAACTTAACCGATCCAACCCAATACAAAAAGGCTATAACTTTATTGTCTGGATATACCGTGTGCATGTTTTTCAGTATATTCAGACCATAGCAATACACTACTACCCACGTTATCCAACTGACAAAGGCTTTTGTACTGTCTTTATCCTGCTCCATCATTATACCAATCCAAAAAGCAATAAGCAGGATCAAAAGGTAAATCAGAAGATAGATTATCGTCCTAAAAAATTTACTTTTCCTAAAACGCAAATCATCGGCTGCCAGCCCCCAGAACATATCTATGGTAGCCATTACAGGTATTACTATAAGAAAATGCTCGATAGGTGCGAAAAAATCTAACATTGAAGCAATTACCGCAATAGAAACAGCCTGTACCCAGCCAGTAAAATCTTGTATATATGGAATTAATCTTTGCATAATATCACATATTGAATAACACGGTAAAATAAGTGGATAATAAGGCAGCTATCTCAATCCAGAACATCGGCTTGCTCTGGTAGAACTTATACCAAAATGTGCCCTCTTTTTCTTTGGCAATGCTTAATGCGGTATACCCTACATAGGCAAGCCATACTAACAACATTGGCCAGAGGTTCAATGCCACCCAAAGTTGCGATCCGGCAATACAGATGATTGCTCCAGCAGAATGTATCTTGCTCTCATAATCATCTTTGAAATTGGGAGCTGAACCAACAAAGAACATGCCAGCACAGGACAGAAATGCAATCCATTCCGTGTTTGGTTTACTTACCTCCAATATTGCAGGCATCAATAAACCGGCAGTCAGCCACATCGTTGCCATAAACCACAATTTATGCTCCAGATAGTAATAGGTAGCACTTATGGAATAAGGTACACCCTTAGTCTTTACACACACGGCAGCCGTGTAGGCCGCAATAACAAGCATTGAAATAATCGTCAAAATAGTTATCATACCAATCTTACATTTATGTTAATCAATTCTTTCAAATGGGCATATACCGGATTAATCGTACCACAAAAGCAGTAATATTTCTTCCTTACGCCGTCTTCCATTTCCGTGTAATACTTTTCCTGTTCAAGCGTCATGCCTGGCGCATAGAGTTTGGGATCGTATTCAGTGCCTTTGTGATTTTCGTCCATGCGCTCATAAAGGGCAGCCGTATCTACCGAAGGAGGATATATTTCGAGAACCGGATTTATCGGTTGCCGGACTTTCCATAACCAGTCATCGTTAATTACCCGGTTGCCGGTTTCCAACTTCCCGTTAATAAATTCTTTCCATTCCGCATGTGCGTATTTGGCACCAATCGCTTCATCATCCGTCAGTGACATTGCAGACACAGATTTACGGGTGATACGGGATAGTTGCTTCTCTGAATCGTGCGTTTCCGTGTATTTTACGGCTTCCTGTAATTCGGCTGTTGTTCTATGGATTACATCGGGATAGCCTGTCACCTCAATCGCTTCTACATCTTCCACTGTCTCGGCAGCTTCAATATCAGAGAGTAACTTTTCTGATAGACCTATACAGATATCATTATAGTCTGCCATCTCATTGAGAGCTTCCAATAACAGAGATGATTTATACGATTTCCCGTTTACTTCAACCGTATCTTTTCGGGCACACTGGTCTTTTAGAGACAAACGGTCGTATGTATATACATCGTTGTCCTCTATGTAATAGTGCCGGTAGTCGGTGTTGTAGACTTCCTGACGCTTCAAGTCTTTTGCAATTTGAAGTTTTTCTTCCGGTGTCGGTTCGGGAATAGGCGTCAATTGCATATTGAACACTTCTTCTACGGATGCACCTTCGTTTGCCTCTTTAAAGGCAATCTGTTCTTCTGTCAGCAAAACGTACTTTCCTGCAACATAATCCTCCCATGTCGTGCCGATATCGTTGTTTGCTGTATCAAGCTTTTCCGGCATTGTGACATATATGTTTGCTGCGTCTTTTTGTATGTATATATATTTACTCATATCACTTATATTTGTTTTATTCTTCGTAAGCCCAGTATCGGATCAGGACAGTACCGTCACCGCCGTCACCTTCTGATCCACCACCACCACCATAACCACCGCCACCATTTACTCCACTTCCTTTACCTTCTGTATAGTCAGATACTCCTGCTTTTCCATATCTTTCACTACCACCACCTCCACCACCAGCAGCATTCCGTTTACCTGAAGATTCCCCAAAATCTCGAGTCGTATGACCTTGTCCTATACCTCCTTCATGAGCGCTGCCGTTTGATCCATTACCACCATCCGAACCGCCATTACCTCCTATAGAACCTCCTCCACCGCTACCTGAACCGCCATCTGAACGCCATGGACCATTTTCGTATCCATCCATACTCCCTCCATAAACTCTATAATTCGAGTTTAGAAATTGCGAGTATCCGCCATCATTAGGTGGAGTACTATTAGAACTTCTACTACTTCCTTTGCCAACTCTTATTGAAATTGACTGACCCGGTATAACAGGAATAGCATCACCATCTCTCCATCCGGATGTATCTTTTTTAAAGGTTTTTGTATATCCTCCAGCTCCTCCTGTATCTGAATATCCTCTATTGCCTCCGCATCCACCACCGACAAGAAACACATCGACCTCCGTACATCCAGGTGGAACCGTCCATGTGTAATTTCCTGCCGGATAAAACCGCTTCTGAAAGAATACTAACTTCTTACTTCCTATCGTCCTTCTTCTCAACATATCAATCCTTCTCTTTAACGGTTATTGAATACATGACACCACTCGTAGCGATCTTCAAAATAGACATCTCGAAAGGCACGCCGGAAGTAGTGGTAATAGAACTACCGGACATTGATCTAAAACTGCCAGTAGTGGGGATAGGCTGCGTAAAAGAAGCGGTAGGATTACAATCAAGATATATCTCTTCGCCTACATTCAGTGCCCTTGCAGACTCATTTATCGACAGGTTTGAAGCGGAGGATAGGGTAGCCTTAACCAACCTCTTGCTTGTCGGTATATTCACAAGAGTGGTGACAGTATTACTCCCTGTGCCGAAATTTACTATATCATCCACCTTCTTCTTGTCCTCCGTCGACATATACCCCGCAGTGGTGGGGGTAGCGATAGGGGGAGTGCGGTATTGACCGTTGTCGGAGAGGTATTTTGTACCATCACCGTTATTAACAAGATTCATGGAATTCCAGGCACAGACATATGTTTTATCGTCTGTATAAACGGAAATCCTCTTTACATTTACTACTAAATTTGCATTTAACTCAAAGCTATTAAGTCCAGACATATTGATAGTCAACCCATATGACTCTTCATCCTTTGTCATACTAAAAGGGAAATACACAGTGTTAACACGTGCTAAAGACACTCTATTTTCATAAGCATCAACTACCTTTTGATAATTTTCCTCAGATAATGCACCACTTTCATTTGGGAATAAAGTTGTCAAGTCAAGACACTGATTGCTCGCCACTATCTCCGACCACGCCCCATTGTTACGCCCGTAGGTTTTTCCGTCCTTTGGAGCTTCCTGCACATAGTTCGACAAGTCGACCTGCGTACTGCCAATATGCTCCGGTTTCCCGTCTATGAAGATATACTCGTCGTAGATATCGTTACCCGATCCGGATTTGAGGACAAGATAGATAACATTACTTTCCCCCGGTTCCGGGAGAGATTCAACCTTCTGAAGCGTTACACTATTAATGGCTGATATCAAAGACTGGACTTCTTCCTTTGTGTATGTTTCAGACTTTAGATAGTAATTTGTTAAATCGTTTACCGCTTTTGTGATAAAACCACTATTGTTGGTCAGATCACTTGTTTTAGTTGGTATGGCCGGTTCGACATATTCCATGAACGTACCGGATGAACTGTTGTCTGAATCCGGAACAAACAAATACTTCTTTCCTGAAACAAGCCCAGCAGCGTCAACAAGCACATTACCCGTCCCTGATCCGGCAGGTCCCGTCTGACCGCGGGGAACGAAGAAATTCAAAATGTACTTCGGGTTGCCTTCGGGCGTCTCTCCATTCTCTACAACTTCAACTCTGGCTTCTTCCGAAGGATCAAGAGTTGTCGTTATCCCCTGTTCAAAGACTGCCGGCTGACCGTCTTTGCCTTTAGGGGTAGTCAGATTAAGAATATATTTGGGATTGCCATCTTCGTCTACTCCGTTCTTGGTAAAGCTGCCGGAAGGGGTTTCACCAAAGGTGGCGTTGACGGATTCTAAGATGGGAGTTTTACCGTCATCGCCGGGATTTCCCTTTAATGATTCCAGTTCTTCCGGTGTAAAATCTTCATAGGTGAATGGATCACCCTTTTCACCCTTCAATTCTGCCTTATCTTCTTCCGTCAAATCAGAAAAATGCAATTTCAACTCGTCTTTCTGTTCCGGCGTTAGATCGGAAAACTTCAACTTCAAATCATCGTAAGGGACAAGTACACGATAAGCCGTATCTTCTTCACTGGTGTACTTCCATTCAATGCCTGTGCTACCAGTACGGAAAACAGGAGTATCACCGGCAGTGCCTTTCAGATCGGACAAAGCAACAAGATTCTGCCAATTACCGTCTGTATAACGCCATTGGATATAGGTTTTATCCTGATTTACCTGCAAGAATACTTCACGTCCATCTACACCCTTCAAGACAGACAGAGCAACACGTACAAGCTTGTATGTGCTACCCAATACTTGAAAGGCGGGAAGAGAGGACACACCGGCAAGTGAACTTACCTCTTCGTACTGCCCCGGATCTTTCGCCGTAGACGCAATCAAATCCTCCACCGCTGCCGCAATCTTCTGCAAGTCTTCCGGCGTGATCGTTGTCCCGTCTGATAATATGATATCTCCTGCTGCCATAGGTGTTAATCTATTTTATTCCTCTGTTCAAAAATTGATTTTGCATCCGCCAATGCCGCTGTATATATAGCCTCGCTATCTGCATCCGGTATAGACTTGTCAAATGATATATTCTTGGTCCCGTCTGCATTGATGATTATGTAGCCGAAACGAACATCTGCCTTCTTGACTGTACCCGTTACCGACTTTACGTTTTCCCCTTCATCCTGTGTGATATTGTACTGTACTTCGTAACCTGCCACATTGTTCAGGTATGTGCTCTTGACCACTGATGATACTTGTTCGAGTGCCATAACTTATTCCTCCTTATCTTTAGTTTCTGTTTCGACTTCTGTTGCTGAACGCACAATGCTGTCTAATACAAATCTTTTGAAGCCCGGCTTGATGAGTTTCATCATTTCGTCAAATTCTTCATCAGGGATTTTGATATCCCCTTCTGAATAATAAATATTGCGTGCCAATTCACTCATTGGGACACTCTCTGATGCACGGTGCAGAGC